GCGGATTCGGCGGCACGCCGATGTTCCTCTGCGGTATTTTTTGCATTGGTCGCGATGGCAACGGCATGCGATGCGCTGTTTTCGCTTTCCTGTGCGTTCTGTGCGGCCTGCTGCGCCGCAGATGCGCTCTGCTGTGCGGCGCGGAGATTGTCAGAGACGGCTGCGCCGGTCTCGAATATCCGGTGCACGAGTTCGGCAGGGTCGATTCCGCTTCCGTGCTGCACCATGACCGCGCGCCCGATTGCCTCCTCATGCTCCTGCATGATGGCCGTTGCCTTATCCGACATTGCCTCGATATACGGCAACGGATATTTCTCTCCGAGATCCGTCAGCTGGTCGACAGAGGTCTTGCGATAGATTGTGATATTCTTTCCGGCCGGCAGCTTCGGCGGCTGCGCATGTTCCGCGGGCGTCTGCCCGGGGGCATAGCCCGGATAGTGGACGACCTTCGCGGCCGCATCCACAAAGTAATCCCGCGTGATCTCCGTTGCGACCTCCGTCGCTGTATCATAGATGGCAACGTGGATGTTGTCCGCGGACGATATCGCAAAAGCGAAGGGGAATACGGTCGTATTTCCATCGCCGCGATAGGTCACCGAGGTTTTCCGATTTTCGATCATGTGAGTTCTCCTTTCCCTGATTCACTTACCGCGCACCGCGCGTATTCTTCTTTGGTTTTTTCGGCTTCTCCGGCTTCGGTAGTGGCTCCTCTGCGCGCAGTTTTTTGTCAAAGAGGACGCTGCGCATGACGTTGCGGAAATCCCGGTCGTAGTAGTTGTCAGTCTCCATCATGTCTGCCGCATATTGCAGCGCCGAGAATATCCCGTCTGTGATCGTATTCGTGACGCCCGTGCTTGCGGCCGTGAATGTGCTCGTCGCTTGTGCAGCGGATTTTGCGATATCCAGATAGCCGATTTCCTTCTCCGGCTTTTTGTACTTTTTCGCTTCTTCGTACGCCTTGCGCTGCTTCGGCGTCATCTTCTTGACCCGCTCACGCTCCTTTGCCTCCTTCTCCTCGCGTTCGAGGTCTTTCTTTCCTTTCTGGATCATGAGATTTACGGTCGCCTGTACCTGCTTTGCGCCGCGTGTGAGCACGGATCCGAGTTCAAAATTGCGGCCGTAGGTCGTGCCGTCGAATACCGCGCTCCCGATCAGCCCCGCAACATCGCGGACAATCGGCAGGGTTCCCGTTCCCGTGGAGAGGAGGTTCTTGCCAAATACACTCATAAATCGCTCATAGTCCGATACCTCTTCTTTTTTTGTCTCCCCTGTTTTCGGGTCTTTGACCGTCCGATACCGGTCTTTCTCATCGTCACCCTCGAGGCCGAGCGCGAATTTCAGCCCGGCGCCGATGAGCGTTACGAGCACGATGCGATAGATAACGGCACGCGCGAGCGGCATCCATACATGCATATACTTGTAGCCATGCGCATCATACTTGCCCTTAAAATGCGCTTCGAGGATCGCATTAAACTGTGTGTTAAAGAAGGAGTAGAAGGACGTCACCATCTTGACAAGCTCATTGCGCGAACGCTGGACCTCTGCGAGGTCTTTTGTCTGCCCCGAGCCGAACACATCACGCACAGCCGCATCCGCCTTTTGGACAGCGCGCAGCTCTGCTTCCTCGATGATTTCGCGGCCCTCCCGTATCGGCAGTTCGGATGCGCGTTCGAGCCGGTGCCCTGCTTCGTAGAATTCCTTTTCTCTATCCTTGATCTTTGCCTCCCATCTCTGCTGCTCTTCGATGAGCTCCTGATCGGAGAGCGCCGCATATTTGGATTCCCGCATTCTTTCAGGATCCATATACCGGCGTTCCTCCGCCTCATCCCGCAGATAGTAGAGTTCCTTGCGCATATCATAGGTTTCTGCGCGCAGACGCTCGACATTCTCCTGCGCCTCCTGATACGCCCGCTTGTTTTCTTCGTTCTCCCGATTGATCTCTGCGAGCATCTCCGGGAATGCGTTTTTGTAGGCACGGCACCAGAGGGGCTTAGACAGTATGAGATCGGTTTGCGCGAGCGCCCAGTAGGCATTATCCCGCAGGAATTCCACGGGCGTATACGTCGGGTCAAAGAGGCGCTTATCATGGCGCAGGTCGCGTTCCATGTTGTTGATGCGGTCCGACATAAATATGGACTTATGGAGGAGATCATCCATCTCCTTTTTGTTGGCGTAGTAGTCCGCAATCGCAGCGTTTGCCTCCACGGCGCCGAGCTTATCCATCATCGGCCCGATGTTGGATGCGTTTTCGACGACCGGCCACAGCCGCCATCCCATGATTGCCATGGTAGAGTTTCGGCGCAGCGCCGCCATCGTCCGGCTGATTGCCGTTGCTGCACGGTCACTGCTGCCGTCCGCGGCGATTGCCCACGTATCCAGCACCCATTGATCGAGGCTGTTCCAAAACGGCATACCATAGGTCGATGTGACATATGCCTTAAACTCCGCATTACGGACAATGCGATGTACGTCACGCGCCGCGATGCGGAACGCGATGTTATGCGCCGCGTTATAGACATGCTCCTGCAGGACGCGGAATTCGAGGAGCAACGGTTCTTTGACATCGTTCTCCGAGCGCTCCTTTACATGGCTGCGCCCGGTCCCGAGGACACGCGCCCCTGCGAGGGTCTTTTGCGCCTGATCTTCGACCTCCTTTTCCTTTGCCTGCGTCGATTTCTCCGGATTGTATTTCAGCGGATAGTATCCGCCCCGCAGGGTTATTTCCTTCCCGTCTGACGTTTCGACGCGGAATGCGGATGCGGGGACCTTTCCGAGATGCGATCCGTTGAGTTTTTCTTCGACTTCCGCCGTTTCTTTCCAGAATGTATCCACGAAATCCCAGATCTGCTGCACGGCTTTCCAGTCGCGCTCTGTCATGTGCTTTGCGAATACTCCCTGCACGTCGAGCCGCTGACCGATACCGTCGATGACGCGCTTGCGGTTGGTCTCCGAGCCCCAGTTGAGCGCGAGGCAGAGGATGTTCTCCTTGCTGAGCTTATCGCCGCCGACGTCGATGTTGCGGTCTTTCCACTCCATACGCTCCTTTTTGGAGTAGGCGGAGAGGATGCGCTCGAGCTCTTTTTGACTTTGCCCGAGGAGTTCTGCTTCCCGCATCTGCGCCCGCTCGTATGTTCCGTAGAGGTATCTATGCGCCTCTTCGCCGAGCAGACGGATGAGGATCTCCGGCTTGATGAGCGGCATTGCGCCCTTTTGCCCAAGGATGGCCATCTGCTCTCCGATTCCGGGGACCTTCGCGAGCCAATCGCTGTACCCGAGGCCGCCGGTATCCGGCGAGACCGGATGCTGCACGACTCCTTCGGGCGTCAGGCTTGTTGTCGACGCGAGGATTTCCCGGACGATATCGTCAAAGTCCTTTCCGCCGACACTGAGCATGCGGTTCTTGTCGCGCCCGATGGTATAGAGGGCCTTTAGCATATTGACAGCCTGCGAAAACTCTCCGAGCTTCATCTTCCGATAGCTGCTATTCTCCTTCGAGAGCATTTCGAGGATTTCCGTCGGCGCGTCAGCGTCCATGTCGAGGTTGTTCTTGTAGCTCTCAAAGAGGGCACCGAGCTCGACATATCCTTCCGGTTTTTCAACATCGCTCCCTTTGAGCCCGAGGAGGTACGCGATATGATGCAGCCAATAGCGCTCCGCAGCGGCAAGTCGTACTGTCCGCGCGCCAAGTTTACGCTGCACGTCGGCTTTCATCTGATTCAGTTTTTCTTCGTTCTTTGTCGCTTCGTAGGCACATGCGGCCGCGAGCGCCTGCTGTTCCTTCTCCGCATAGGCGATATCCCAACGCTCCTGTGAGAGCGCCTTATCCACCGCCCGAGCATGCTGCCTTTCCTTGCGGCGGAAATATGCGGGATTGCAGGATTCGCTGATCGGCAGATCGGCGAGCACCATGCGGGCCTGTTCGTGGATAAATTTATCGTTCTCCCAGACCTGCTGATCAAAGTTCTTGCGCCGCCATGTCTTCTTATTCTCCTTCCGGAGGGATTCCCGCACCTTTTTGTAGTTCTGATTCCAGAACGCCTGCAGCTTCTTCTGCATTTCCTTTTTACTGGTTGCGCGGGTCATATCTTCGAGGCGCTTATATTCCTCCGGTGTCCACTTCCCGCTGCTGCGCAGGTTCTGCACGGCCGCCATGATTTTCTTCATTGCTTCGCCGTCCTGCTCTTCGTGCAGGTCTGTATTCTCCGGCACATCATTCAGCGCATCTTCGACGCCCTTTACCGCATCTTGGACGCGGTCGTCGAGACGGCGCATCAGCCGCTCTTTGGCACGCATGCCCGCCGCTTCGAGCGCAACGCGCCGATGATAGGCTTTCGGGGTCTGCATCGCTTTCGCGATATTTTCATCCGTCAATCGCGCCTGCAGGATCTCTTTGTCGAGCCCGCGCGCATATTCGGTCATGTATTCCGTGAGTTCTGTTTCAAGGGATTTCCGTTTTGCACGGGCTTCCTTATAGGCTTCCATCGACGGGAACCAGTTGCCGATGATTGCCGACGCTTCTTTCCCGCCATTTTTCAGTGCCATTTCTGCGAGGTAGACCGGATCGCTTTCGAGTTCTTCCCGCTTTCGGGTGCGTTCCGCTTCGACCTTCTCGTTGTATTCCTCCCGTGCTTCTTTCTTTAGGTCTTTCATGACCTCTGCGCGCAGTCGGTCTTCTGCATCTTCTCGAGATTCTTTCAGCCATTTCTGATAGGTCTCTGCGATGCTCTTACCGAGGAGGTTTTCGAGTGTTTCCTTTCCGCCGAGGCGTTCGATCGGACGATAGCGCTCATCCAGCTCCGCCGCCTTGATTTCCTCCTCCGAGGCAATCATGCGGGACATGACGGCTTCGACCTCTGCCGAGGGCTTTCCGCCGACGTTCTCCACAAATTTATAGAGCTTGCGCAGGAACTGTTTGAACTTCCGGAATACGCTGCGCAGGGCTTTCGACGGAGCTTTTCCGTCGTGCAGATAGATTTCAAATCCGCGGGCGAACCGCTCCTGCCGCCATCTCTCCTTTGCACTCTTGATCGCGACTGCATCGCCGGACTTTTCCGCAGCTATTATGTCTTGCTCGTACTTCCAGAACTCGTCTTTCCAGTCCGTATCCTTGTATTCCTCCGCCGCGCCCGGCTTCCACTCCGCCCACTCGTTGACGGTCGCCTGATCCTTCGCGGACATTTCGTCCATTTCTGCGAGCTCGTCGAGGTCCATCAGGAACATATGCCCCATCTCATGCAGCATGGTCGATTCATTCGCGCCCTCAAAGAGCGTGATGATGCGCTTTCCTTCCTCCTGCGATATTTCGCCGTAGACTTCCCGCTGTATCATCTGGTTATATCTGTCGATGATTTCAATGGCATCCTCATCAAATATAACGAAACAACGGCCATCACTCTGTCCGTAATATGTTATCCCTTTTATGCCGTATTCATTCAACAGCCTAGAAGCATACTCAGGGTCACGGCTTAAGTATTCATATATATCATCCCCTGCCATTTCTTTATATTCTTCAGCAAATTGTTCGTCTTTATCCTCTCTTTTATATTCCACAAGGTCGCCGTAATCGTCGCGCATCTTTATTACCGGAAGATTCCCGTTTTTTAGATCTTCCGCAAGCCTGTCGAGTGCTCGCTGTACCTTTTCTGGCTGTGCGTCGTAATAGGCATCTTCATTCAAAAGCACATCCGAATCTGGAATTTCGACTTCAAACAAACTCCCAGATGAGCTTTCTTCAATGTTGCCGCTTTGGAGGATTTCTATCGCCTCTTGTATTTTTTGGTATTCTTCATCCGCCTCTAGTTCTTCTAACTCCTCATCACTCAATCCCTCTCGCATCTCGTCGAGCTCGCCTTGTAAACTTGCAATCGCTTCTTCGGCGTTTCCAAAAGAATAGAACTCGTCTAATGCTTTTGCCTCTCCCGTGTCATTCTCGATATACCCGCCAGCATCATTACTATCCCCAACAAGCGTCCAGACGTAATTGATATGCTCATATGTTTCGCCATAATAGATTAAACCATCGCCGCCGCTAGAGAGTTTGTAGCGATATTCTTCGGCCGTATCACGGTCTTGTGCGAAATACAGCCCCCACCCGTGTGCCTGATTGCCTTCGCCTGTCCCTATAAGAGAAAGAAGAAACCGAGAAAAATATGCCCCCGTACCATGCCATGCAGATTGCTCAAGTGTCTCTATTTTTTTAGGCTGCACATACAAATTCCCATCCGCATCCTTGACACCAGTGAGCATATCGCGTATACTGATAGTCAAAGGAGCCTCCTCCTCGGCCGCACTAACGCCTGTCTTCGGACGTGGTGTAGCGGCGAGAGGGGGCTTTTTTGCATAGTAGATTTCGTATGCAGTTACAGGGACACTTCCCGTGGAGACAACTCCGTCATGTTCCTCCGCCACAATAACCAACGTCTTGATATGGCCATTCATTTGCACAGGAACCATGATGCGGTAGTAATTTGATATTTGATTCTTCCGTTTTTGAGCCTGGCGTTTCTTTCCCTTGAGCCCTGTTAAAGGGGCTTTTTTAGCATTCGGAACAACCTCAACAACAACAGCATTTTTTGCAATGTCAGCGAAGTTTGAAAGTGTAACATTCCGCGCGGTTCTATTGTCCGAAGATCGATTTGCATTCCCACGCACCAAATGCCTCTGCCCATAGGAATCGCTATCCTTGGGAAGCCCTACCAATGCTTGAAAATCAGCCGTTGGAACTTCCGGCAACAGACTTGCTTTTGATATATAATTGAGAATGTCTTGATCTGTTTTTCCTTTTAAATTGTTGGTCAGCACGTCAAGATCAACAACATGAACTTGTTCATCAAGATTCAGTCCTGCGCGTACCGCCTGTTGGAGGGCGTCCCCCTCCTCCGTATACTTCCCGCCATTTCGCAGCCCAAACCGCTCCTGCATATAGTCCATCGCAGTGTAGTTCTCTTTGCCCTCTTTCTCACGGATAACGCGGGCAAACTGATCTGCGTGATGTGCAAAGAGGAGCGCATTCATACGCGCTGCGCGCGACTGCTGTCCGCCGATTGCTTTCAGCTGCGCCATGATCTGACGATAGACGCTGTACGCCTCTGGGGAGAGCCCCGCCGTTCCCTTGATCTCCGCCGCATCGACCTGCATCATGCGGTCTTTGATGTTCTCAAGGGTCTGGATATAATCGTTCAGCTCGTCGAGCTGTCCTTTTGCCCCCTCCATTGCGTCTACATCTTCCTGCGATGTCGGCGCCCATCCTTCGATTTTCGGCGCGGATGCATCACCGACGGTGAGCCGATAGGCAAGGTCCATGAGCTCGCCCTTACGCGGTGCACGGCCATTTTCTTTATAAAAATCCTGGTACCACGGCTCGTTATTGGACACACGGATTCCGCGGCCATCCTCTCCGTTCTGGATGATGTCAACACCGTTGCCCATGCCACGCTGCAACGCGTCCATTGCCGGACGCAGGAGTTCGTCACGGTCTGCCACAAATTCGTTATAAAGTTTCCGCCATCCGCTCGCAGGGCTATCCTGATCCTGCGTGATTGCCGCGATTGCCATCTCACGCTCGCTGCTGCGGCGCAGTTTCTCCTTGTCGCTTGCATGGTCCGGCGCTTCCGGGAACCATTCGTTTGTGATTGCATGGATGATGTCGGTCTTTGCCTTTATTGCGTTTTTCTGCGCCTGTTCAACTTCATCACTGAGGTCTTTGGCATTCTTTTTCATGCGTGCCAAAGAATCCGTCTCCGGGGAAAAGGATACGGATTCGAGGAGCTGCGGGGATGCCGCAGACTGCGCATATTTTTCAATCGGGACAAAAAGATGCCCGCCGTTTTTGATTGTATTCTCGAGCTCTTCATCACGGATGCCCGCGGCCTTTGCCACCTCTTTCAGGTCGGCAAGGCCGTTTTCTTTTTGCAGAGCCGTTTCGGTGTCGATGTAGGCATTTTCAAATCCAGTGCCGCTGGCCTGCGCACGAATGATCTTCTGCTGCACGTCGGGCGCGGTCTGCTTCAACTTTGCACTGGATGCGACCTGCTGCAGACGGTCAAGCATGATTGTTCCTGTCATCGTCCGCTGTGCGGCGATATCTTCGCGCGTCTTTTCCGAGGAGAGCCGCTGCGCATGACGTACGACGCCGGGAACGGCGCCGACGGAGGACGCCATGCCGAACCCGAGGCCGACCGGGAACGCCTCTGCGCCGGAGACAATGGCATTAACCGCCATGTCTCCTATGCTGTATGCCTTATCTGCCGCACGGCCATCGGAGGATGCAACAATGCTGTTATGGATGAGATCATCGGAGATGGACTGCGCGCTTTCCTCCGCGGATTCTGTGCCCGCGATTTTGAGCGCGTCCTTGATGTGGTTTTTCGCAAAAGCCACGACGGATTCACTCTTGCCGATATCATATTTCGCCTGATCGACGATTCCGCGGATCGCCTTTTCTGCGTATCCCTCCGCCCCTTCTTTTCCGAGGAGATTAAGTCCACGGAACTGCTTTGCGACAAGTCCAAAATTCGCCGTCTCGATTGCCGCGTTTGCAGCGCCTCCGACAAGCGCATACGCGCGTGCCTGGTCATCAGTAAGGAGAGGATTCCCATCCACATCCTTCATTGCGCGGTATTGCTCGAATCGCGCACCGATCTCAGGCTCCGCCATCCCGCGAAACACGCCTTCACGCATTCCCGCACCTGCGGCCGCACGGATGAGCTGATTGCGTGAAGCATTCGCGAATGTTGCACGCGCCGCAGAAGTGATTGCCGTACGCGCAGACATGGACCTTACTGTTCCCACGGCGAATCCGGCACCTGCGCCGCCCACGCCGCCGATCAGCGTTCCGCCGCCCGGCTCGATTGCCGTACCTGCCGCCGCTGTTGCGACCGCGGTTGCCTCCGCCATGATGAGGCCGTCGCGGATTCCTTCGCGTACGCTTTGCAGCATCTCAGGGCCAGACGATGCCATACCTCCTGCAATCGCCGCAAGAGGGTCATCCCAGAAAGATGGCATTTCTTTCTCATCTTTCTCGATCATCTTGTCGAGGTCTGCTGCACGTTGGAGGTCGTTATCATCTGCTGTGCCGAGGGCGACCTTATACATGAGATTATTAAATTCGAGCCTCTTATTTCCGAGTTCGAGGAAATGCGTGAACGTCTCCACAATCCCATGCGTTTGACGCACGGATTCGATATCGTGGAGGGCAAGCGCCGCATCACGCGGGTTCATTTTCGCGATGTCGCGGATCTCCGGGAACTCCTGCCAGACGGCTTCCATCGAGAAGTTGTCCTGCATCAGTTCCCGCTTTTTTTGTGTATAGTCGTTGATCTTGATGGCCTGCTTGTAGGCGATATCATCATCAATAAAGGAATCCGCGGAGATTCCCGTATTTTCTTCAATCTCGCGGGCCTTGCGCAGTTTCTCCTCGTCCGTCATGAAGTAGTTGACAAAGGTCGCCGTTCCGCGCAGGTCCTGCGCAATCTCGCTTCCCTCATCTGCACTCTGTTCGATTTGGCTGCCGATATAGGAGCGCAGGGGACGTGTCGTGCGGTCTGCTACGATGCGCACAGGAGACAGCACAAAGTCCGCTGCCGAGCTGCCGATCTCGTCCACGGTTTCCTGCACATCCGGGCGGTTCATGAATTCATGACGCGGTTCATTGGACGCCATACGTTCATCGAGGAATTGCCCATAGGCATTGGCAAATCTTGTTCCCGATGTAATCGCCGTGGTCACTACATCATTTGCCGTATCCTTTACGGCGTCCCATGCTTCACCCGCAGCATCCCACGCCTTTTCATAGAGAGGCTTCGCCGCTTCTGCTTCCGCCGCTGCGCGTTCTTGTTCCTGCTCCTGTCTTTTTTCCTGATGCTGTTTTGCATCACTCAGAAATCCTTCGCGGTCAAATGCCATGATACACTCCTTTAGTCTGTTCCGGTTCCCGTTTCCTCTTCTTCGTCCTCTTCGGGGTAGTAGTACGGCAAGCTCATCACATCGCTCTTTGCCAATAGTGCCGTTGCTGTGAGCGGATCCGCTCCGTGCACAATGAGCATCTCATACGCCTTTTTCCATCCGCCCTTCGGGTCTTCCATATAGTCCGTGATTGCCGACCATATTGCCTGATCATTCTGCAGGTCCTGAAACTCTTCGCCCAGAAGCCCTGCATTATCCAGTCGACGGGCCGCATTCTGGTAGTTGATAAACTGATCAGAGGTCATTTTTTCGCCGAGTTTGATACGAGTTTCCATCTTCTGCATAGCTTCGAAATCTTTTGCAGAATTGTACGCCTTTCCTCCGCCAGCACCGATCTCCTTGCCCGTATTCTTGTTGACGTGGTAATATTGAGCAATCGCATTCTCAAGGCCGTTGCGCTCTTTCATGTCGAGGTCCTGCGCATTCAGCATAGAGATTGCTCCGCTGTAACTTCCCGCATTCTGCGCGGCCTGCATAACTCCATCGAGATATTGTCCGCGTTGCTCTTTATATGCCGCCTCCAGATCTTTCCCCTTTGCTTTGATCAGCTTCATCAGTCGATCTCGCTTTTCCGGGTCATATGCGCTTACCGTATGTTCTGCCGCGCCCGCTCGTCCGAGGGCCTCCTGCACATATTCACGCACGGACGGCTCGTCCCCGTTCCCCTGCCTTGCATCCCACGAATAATGACCGCCCTCACCGATTGCGTCCGTCGCGCCATCGCGCCAACGCTCACCGTTTCGGTATCCTGCATACCAAGCAACAAGAGCACCTTCCGGACCGAGTTCATCGTAATACTGCCCGAGCTTGTATTTTGCGACAATCTCCTGATTCTCCGGTGTTTGCGGTGCATCCGCCGATAGTCCGGCCTCCTGCGCCCATGACGGCCAATTCTCCGGCATGATCTGATATTTCCCAAATGCACCGGTGCGTCCGTTCTGCGCGTTATAATTTCCGCCGGATTCTTGCCCCGCAACCGCTGCGAAAAACCCTTCTTTGTCTTTGATTGCACCGCCGACACTCTTTACTGCATCCGGACCATACTTGGTATTTACGTACTCCATTGCTTTCGCAATGTTAAAATTCTTCCCGTCCCACACACCCGGCATGTTAAAGATTTCACTTGCTTCCATGTCCATCTCTTTTGCCTGCTGCTTTTGCTTTCCAACACGGGCAAGCTTCCAATAGGTCGTCTGATCCATATCCGGGCGGAACTGATTCAGTATCTCATCGGCGCGGTCATAGTCCTCGTTTTCGAGCGCTGCACCTGCGGCCGCCGCGGCGATATCTGTTACCATCTTTCGCCGCTCTGTTGCCAGCTGCGCTCCGGGCCATCCTTCCTGCTTTGCGCGTGCCTGCAGGAGTGCATCGCCGTTCTTGACGTACATGGTCGGTGCTCCATTCACCTGCCATGTCAGCGCCGCCTGCTGTGCATTGGTTGCGAGATTAGACGCGAATGTCGCCTGCTCAACCTCCTTGCCCTCCGCCATCTCCTTTGAGGCTGCGATGCGTTGGAAGTTCGCCATGTTCTCGTTAAGATTGCCCTTGAGTGCAAATTTCACACGGTCGTTGTAGTTCTTACTGACATCCTCATAGGTCTTGTTGATTGCGTCAGTCGTGCGGTCGATGAGCCCCTTTGCATTCTCTCCAACGCCCGTGGTAAATAAGCCCTGCTCTCCATAGAGCTGCTGCGTTAGGCTTGTCATGATCTCGTTGCGGGCCTTCATGACGTCGGCGGCGTCCATATCGTCCTGCCGCTGCGCCATGACTTTATTCACCTGTCCGATTGCGGCGGCCATCTTATCATAGCCTTCATCGCCGCTTGTACCGTAGGCATGCACATCGCCTGATACGCGTATCGCCGGCGGGTGCATGGTATTCGGTTCAACGGCCTGTTGATAGGTCGAGAATTTCATGTGTTACCACCTCCCGAGCGGCTTATAGTTTTTCAGGATGAGGCCCGTATCTTCGGTATTCCTAAATGGTTGGAAGAAAGACGATGTATTGTATCCGGCCGGCGGCGTCGTGAGAGGATTCGGTCCTGCCTGTTTCGCCGTTCCCTCGCTCTTCCACGGCTGCGCGGCGCCGTATACGCTTGCGGCCGTTCCGAGGATCGTCGACAGTCCCGCCATCCGTGATGTGCGGCGCGCCTGACGCAGGACATTTCCCGCTGCCGCATTGGACTGATTCGCCTGATTGATATAGTTACTCTCCGCAACGCGCGAGCTGAAATTGTCGTTGCGCTGATTCATCAGGAGGTTTGCCGCATCCTTGTTGTAGGCGTCATATCCGGACGACAGGATATCCATCGCAGAGCCTCCGAAGTTCAGCCCGGCCGCTCCGGTCTCTGCACGCTGCGCCCCTTCTGCAATCCTGCGCCGGGCCCGCAAGGTCTCCTGCTGCTGTGCATAATTATCCGCGATCTGCTCCTGCTTTCGATTTTCAATGCGCGCGTTCTGCTCTGCCGCCTGTGCCTGTGCACGGTACATGGACGCCTGTGCATTTGCCTGTGCATTTATTTGCGCCTGCTGTTGCCGATACTGGAACAGTCCGCTGAGTGCCGTGAGTCCTGCTACCCATCCGCACATGTTATTTCCTCCCTTCGCTTTCGATGGTAAATGGGATAAATTGTTCTCCGCCGATTGTGATTTCCTTGTGAAAGATTGCGCCGCAGTATTTCAGCCACGCAATCGCATCTTTGTTAAATGCCCCGACGGCGTTGTAGAGGACGCCATATTTCTTTGCCCATTCAGTCAAGATGCGCTTGGATTCGACGGCAAACGCATAGCGATTTTCTTTGATGCGGTCTGTGCCGAGGCACCAGATGAGACGCCCCGCCATCCCCGGCAGTTCCCGATATCCCCATATGGCGATCAAACCACTGCGGTCGAAGGCTGCAAAGCATTCCTCCGACAGGAATACGGAATCGTATACTTCGTTTTCAATGGACCCGCTTTCCGCAACGCCCGCAGCGAGTTCCCTGCGGTCCGCAGCGCGCAGTTCTCCGATGAGCGTCCGGACAAGCTGTTCTTTTTTCTTCTGTTTTGTGATCTTCTTGATCTCGTAGTTAGCCACCGAATGATACCCTCCTTATGATTGCCGAGAGGCTGAACGGATAGGGGGTGTCATGCGTAATCACCGTACGCCCTTCGTTATTCCATCCGCCGGCCGGCAGGGTTACTTCTTTGTCCCCTGTATAGAGGATGTTTTCATCGAGCTCCATGCGTTCGGGGTCATAGACGATATCATCCTGCCACGCTGCGCTTTGACCGATACGCCCGCCATAGGATTTCGTAAGACGCAGGATTGCGTTTGTGACTGTTTTCCTGCGTCCTTGTACGGTTCCGCTGTCGGTGTTGCCAACATCCCAGTTCGGCTGTTCGAGTGTCATGGTATAGGGCAGGCCGACGGTGATTCTTTTCGCGGCCTGCGGCAGCTTCGCGTCTGCATGCATGGTAATGCCTTCATAGAGATACCCATCCGCCATGATGACAACATGCTTTCCATCGAGGATATCTTTGCCGGGGATCTCTGTCTGCGCCGCAGGATAGGTCACTGTAACGGCCGCATCCTCTATGATGTAGTCTTGTTCGGATTCCGATTCTCCGTGCGGGGCAAAGTATTCGAGATAGCGGACGGTCTTTCCGCCGATGCTGCGCTCGACAACAGCGTAGATGCGATCATTGTTTCCGGCATTGACGGCGCAGACGGCCTTATATTTTCCGTCGGTGACAAAGTGGCTCCACGCATAGACTTTCTGGTCAATGACATAGGTCAAGCAGAGCATTTGCCCGTCATCGGTGACAAAATAAACGAGACTGTCCGGCTCCTGTGCATAGGCGGCACTGACGATTTCCCGTCCGCGCAGCAGATGCTTTGCGAGGAGGGTCAAATCAATGCCGATATAGCCGTCAGTCTCATAAGAATACCCGGTATCCCGGATGATGGACCCGCGGCGCTGGATGTAGATAATGCGGTTACCGATGCGCAGCGGAGGTACGCCGCTGCATCCGTAGTTCTCCTGATTCTTCGGGGTGATGTTCGTCGGCTTTACGGTCTCCCCGCCCGCAATGGTCCACGTATTTCCGTCCGTGAATATAACAAGATCATTGCCGACGTCCATATGGCTGATGCTGTACGCCTGCCGCGAGAGGAGGTCTGCCGTGACGGCGCTGTCATCGGTAACGGTGCCGGATTCTTTTTCGACGCCGAAATTCTCGTAGTCACCGCTCCGGCTCATCCAGAGACGCTGCGGATATTTTCTGCACCCGCCGAAGCAAAGGCGGTCCTGGAAGAACGCGGCGCAGCGCGGATATCCGTTGATTTTGCTCCACGCGCCCCAATACCAATCTGCCGTTGCCTCTAATCCGCCGAGTATCTTATCCACTTTGGCAGATGCATGCTTCGCATCTGTTACGCCGGTAATGGTCACATATCCCTCATGCCGATAGGGATAGGCGGAGAGATCGGCATTGCATGTCCCGCCGGTAATCCTTGCACGGATGCGCAGCAGGCTATATTCGTCTACATCTCCCGATTCGGTCGGATTATAGTCGTTGGTTGACGTATAGGTGCGCAGATCAACCCATGTGTTTCCGTCGTCTTTGGACTGCTGCACAACAACCTGACCGGACCATGTTCCGTGCGTGATGATTTTCCATGTTTTCCCGGCAATGACACTCCGCGTATAGACGGACTTATCGTCTACAATGAATTCACGTTTGTACTCGTATCCATTGCTTAGAGAAAGCTCTACCTTTAGTTCTCCTTGTATTCCATCAATGCGGAGGACAAAAACGTTTTCGTACCGATCCCCATTAATCGTGGCGGGCAGAGTCATCGAATCTTCCCAATCTCCCGCCCCGCTTTTGCTCCATATGTCTGTCCACTTATATCTTCTTGCATATTTAAAAAGCGGGAGTTTATAGCTGGAATACGCATTGACCGTTACATTGCAGGATCCCGTTCCGGTCTTTTTGATCTTACATACCGTCCCCGCCGATGCAGAAATCTCCTGTGTCGTATATGAGCTACTGTTTGCCCCAGCAGATGCGGATACCGTCCCCCCGTTGACATATTGCTCGATTTTCATCGTGTCGCCGATGCGGTCATCCGTGAATATGTCTTTCGCCGCAGTGATCTCGATATTTCCGTCGCGGCCGGACGGTTCGATTTTTGCCGCTTCGTCATTGTTGATATCACCATACGCCATGCGCGTCCATGCGATCTCTGAGATACGCCAATCCCCTTCGCTGTACCGTGATAGTTTCTGTACCGGGAGTCTTCCCGAGCAGATATACATAACATCGACGGACTGCACGAAACGCAAATTCTTTAGGTCCCCTGTTTCAAACGGCGTTTCAAGCTCGACGGGCAGCCGATTCCCGTCCCGCCATATGCGGATGTACTTTTCCCCGATTTCAAGGAGATAGGTGATCTCTACGGTGTACTCAAATCGCACCAAGATCGCATCGCGGTCATCGTATTTCATGCGGCCGGCATAGATGCTCCCCGGCCTTTTGTATACGGGTCCATAGGGACGGATGATTGCGTTCTCCGCTTGCAGCAGGGCAAGCTGATATTTTTCAAGGTCGACGCGCGATGCGACTTCCCCGGAGATTTCTCCGCCCGTAAATGCGGGCTGAATGGCGTAAAACGGCCGCGGCTCTGCCATGATGTGTGCCTCCTGTCTTTACGAAAACCGCTCGTTTGCGTATTTGTTTGGATACTTCGTGCGTCGCTCTTTTTCGAGGACGCTATAATATCTCGCATTTGCAACGGCCTGCTGCGCCAGCTGCATATGCTGGACGACGATATTCGCATTCCCCGTGATTCCCATGGCGATAGAAGATGCAAGGAGATGCGTAAGCGCTTCCGTGAATTCCTCGCTGAACAGCGCAGGATCTTTGATATCGTCTGTGTATTCCGCCCATGCTTCTTGTACATCGGTCGCGATTGCCTTTCGTCCGCCGCCGAGCGTCACGATCTCAAAGTCCTGCCGATCCGTTTCTTTCTTTCGTGCATGCTCATTGTCATAGACATAGAGGACACTGAGACATTCGGCCGGATAGGCATAGACGGCATCCCATCCGGGAATGCTGTCCGTATATGCCGCAAGCTTTGCGATGCATTTGGCAAATCCCCACGGATACGCCGTCAGCATGCGGCGCCGGTCATGGTCATAGTGGATTTTGCACTTTCGCGCTTCTTCGCTCTCATCGTCAATGCTGTTGATTCTCCCCTGCCCGATGTAGGAGAGTGCCATGTTGCAAATCTCTGTGCTGTTCATGTGGATACCTCCTTGCCATAGTGTCATCGCTGGTATGGCACTATGGCAAAGGCAGAAGGGATTTCCTTCTGCTCTTTCCCGCCCTGACCGGGCGCATGGTTATCGGTCGATGTTGTCGTCGAGGACAAGGCCTGCGGTAACGGTCCCCTTGGTATAGGTGCTCGCACCCTTGATGCGCAGGTAGCCGAGGTTGCCGCGCGGCAGATGCACCGAAAGCGGTACCTGATCATAGGTTCCGAGGGTCTTCGGCGACGCGAAATTCTCCGTGGCCGAAGTCTCGAGCACGGTCTTAAATGTTCCCGTCCCCGCACCCTTTACGCGCAGGACGAGGATCGTCGGGTCGCCGGCATCCCCGGGGCCGACCTTCAGGACGTCGGAATCGACGTTCCCGTTCGTGAGGGGCTTTGCGTTATAAAACAGGTTTTCTCCGTCCAGAATTGCCATGGTGTTTTTCCTCCTTCCTTCATGCCGTTGCAACGCCGGTCTCCTCGTCGGAGATGGCATCGCACTTTTTGATCTCAATCCCACCGAAGTAGAGGCGCGGCACATCGGCCTGCAGCTCCTGCCGCGTGATGTGAACGTTGTTCTTATCGAGCAAATAAATCTCGAACCAGTTGTAGAGGGCCTCCGAAACGTACATGATAACCTTCTTGTCGCGGGACTGCAGGTTACGGATACGGTTCTTTGCGGTGACGAACTTCTCAATGAGCTTGAGCTTGTCATCGCTCTTCATGGAGCCGGTGATCTTTTCCACGTCGATGTTGCGGACCGCTGCATTGGCGCGAATATCGCCAACAGCAAGCCCGGCTTTCCAGTTAAAGAGTGTGACGAGTGCCTGATACTCCTTGCCGTCGGGGTCGGTTACGGTCTGTTCGCCAAGGTCGCGCTGCGTGAGACCTGCCTTCGAGTTCTTCGGGTAGATACCGTTCGTTGCGTGCGTCCCCCAGCCTACGAGGAACGCGGACGTGTTCTTTGCGCCGGCGTTCGCCGTCATACCGGCAATGACCTGATACCCCGCGGTGTTCTTCTCTCCGCCGATCACGGGATAGCGCATCGAGAGGCCATTGAAGGTATCGAGGTCATCATCCGCGTTGCCGTAGAAGATGTTTGCCGCAATCGCATCGGAGAATCCACCGACGAATGCGGCATCCTCGCTGCGGCGGAACTGCTCGCCGTTCGAGGCAAGCGCGATCTCCTCGATATCCACACAGGAGCGATCCTCGAGGATAATGCAGGTGTCCTGCACCTGCTTTGTCGTTGACTTGTGCCGACTGACACCGCGATTGATGCGGCGCACCGAGGGCTTCGGCATGGATGTACGGATGGTGGTGCGGTTGCCGGTCGGCAGGTTGCCCATCTTCCACGTGATATCATCCATGATCGGATTCGAATTGAGGAGCGATTCGATAATGAAATCGATGCTCCCGTCGGGTGCGAGGCGTTTCCGAAGGTCGGAAAGCGTCAGCGCCTGCGAGCCAAGTGTTGCCATAGTTGTGTCCTCCTTTTAGGTGTACTTCTTGAAATCGGTATTGGGGTAAATGGATTTCTCCACTCCGGCCCCTCCGGAGCGGTCCCCGCCATCCTCTCCGACGAGGTCGCCGAATGCCGCCATGAGACGAATCATCTCAATGCGGTTTCCGGCGCCTGTCTCATTGAGCATGGCCGTAAGGCCCGGGATTTTTTCGGCGAGCGCATTGCGTGCAGCGGCTGCCTTCGCAACCGTAGCTTCGAACTGCCCGCCGAGCTGCGTTCGCGCCTCCTGTGCCCAGCCTTCCTGCGTTTCGCGGATTGCCTGCACGGCCGCGTCGACGCCCTGCTGCATGTACTGCAGGCCGTATGCGGCAATGGTGCTTGCCTGCTCCTGCGAGAGACCTGCCTTTTTGGCAATCTCCCCGAACGCCGCCGCAGACTGCTCGTCATAGTCCATGCCTTCGGGGACAATGCCCTTAAAGTCATAGGCCTCCGGTACGCCCGCGGACTGTTCGGGGGGATTCTCCCCGTCGCCGCCGAGGATAGTCTTTCGTCCGTCGGCTCCTGCGTCGGTGTTTTCGGGTTTTGCACCGCCATCCCCGCCGCCGTCGCCTGCGCCGTTCGGGTCGGATGCAGCAGGTTCCGCAGCACCCGCGCCGCCATCCCCGCCATCGCTTTCTTCTGCGAAGCGCTGCAGGTCGAAGATCCTGTCTTCTGTCATATGGTTTCCTCCTTCTTGTCTGCCGCTGAGATCATCTCTTCGATCTCCTTCATCAGTGCGTGATACTCGCTTTCGGCTTTCTGTTTTGCCGCGAGCGCCACGAGGTCATCTGTGATGATGTTTTGTATATGCAGTCCTACGCGCCGCTCCCCCTCCATGACGAGCAGGCGGTTGACATTATCTTCCGGGAACGATCCGCCTCCTATGAGGTGACAGCGTTCGAAGAGCCGCATTAGGAACCATCGTCCCTCCGGCGCGTCGAGCAGATAGAGGAGGGCCGCACGGTCTTTGGATTCGATCTTTTCCGCAGCAATGCGCCGCATCTTATCCGCGGAGCTGATTTCGTATTCCATGGATTCCTCCTATCCGACCTGCGTCATACCAAGGAGCTGCTGCAATGCCGGATTCCCATCCTGCGCGGCTTCGGTTGCATTCTTTGCCGCCTGTGCAGCGGGCGCCGCCATCTGTGCCATGGCCGCCGCCTGCTGCATCTGCCGTTCCTCCTCTGCAGCTTCTTGCTTTTGCTGTTGGATTGCCTGATATTCGTCGTCGGTCCGCTTGATTTTCGCGGGGGCGCCGACCATGCCGATGTAGCTGTTTGCGGTTTCGTTCCAGTCCATCTTGTCGAGGATGTCCGGATAGAATTGCGCAATCTGCGCGATGAACGCTACGGCCTGCTCGATGTTGACCAGTCCGCTCATCTTTTGTGCCTGTGCAAGCGGACTGATGTACTCAATCTTGATTTCCTGATCGCGCAGGATTTCTTGCGCTTCTTCGTCCTCCGGCTCCGGGAACATGCGCTCCCGGTCGAGAATGTTGTAGACACGCTCGATGATCCGCCCGAGGAACTCGAACTGCATGCGCTGCACAACAGGGCCGAGGATGTTCATCTTCTCCTGCGTGCGTTCGAGGACTTCGCGTGCGGTCATGGATTTCTCTTGCTGATCCAGCATCATGAAGAGGTCGGCGCTGTACGCGCGCTTAATGCGCGTCGTTACATCCGCGACGACCTCGCGCAGATGATCAAGGTTTCCCTGCACCTGGAAGAGGGGCGTTACCGCATCTTTTTCCTGCACAAATGTCTTTCCGCCCGGCACCAGATTGATGCCTTTTACGGCCATGGCGTCATCCGCTATGACCGGCGGCTTTACTGCCAACTCGACCATGGTCAGTTTGTCCTTTTCAAGGAGATGCAGGATTTTCGCATCACCTTCTGCGAACCAGCCAGGTCCCTTGCCATAGCTGTCATTGCCGGAGATGAGATACCGCGCGACTGGTACGGGCCATTCGTGGAACCCGCCGACGTGGAGGAATTCATCTTCCGTGCTCCCCTCTACGTAGTAGATAGAGACGTAGGGCAAATGGAAATTGCCGAGTTTCTTCGGGTCATAGTTGCGATTGGGACCCACGTACCAAACGACGATATGATTCGCCTTGATTCCCGGGCCGTTTGCAAGTTCTGCGCGGATGTTGTCCGGCACGTTTTCCGCACCGAATTTATCCGCGAGCTGCGCGGCGCTCATCTTGTAACGGCGGCAGAACGTTTGAATGCTTCCGTCCGGCCCATTCTCCATGGCATAGCTGCCAATGGGATACGGAACAAAATGGACGCCATATTGGCGGTCGGGGAATATTCCGAGCGGTGCTTGCCCGAACGCGAGCTCGAGGTAACAGCTGTGGACAGCGGTGTAGAAGTTGCTCTTTTCGAGCACGTCCGCGATGATGTCCATGCGCTCGTCAAGGATCCTGCCGAGATCGGAGTTGTCCTTGAGATCGATGTTGGCAAAGTCGAGGCGGAACCATTTGCGGCTGGGCGGTGTAAGGCCTCCCATGACGCCCGCCGCAAATATCTGGTTGCTGTCCCATGCGCAGTTATGCCAGACGTTGGTATCCTTGCGGCTTCCCGCATTGCTCTCATCATCCATGCCGTCAAAGCTCCCGAGATACGGCAGCTGATATTCGCGGATGGATTTCCATCTGGTCTCATAGGTGCTGCGCTTATCGATGAGCTGCTTGACTGTCTGCTGTACTTCCTTGCGGCTGATAGAGAGACGCGCCGCAAGGTCGCTTGCACGGATGAGCGGGGGCAGGCGTGCTCCCTGCATGATTTGTTCCTGCATATGTCCTCCTTATCCGAGAGTTGTGCGTCCGCCGCCATTGGCAAGCGTTCCGAGAATGGTCTCACGGTCGCTGCTGAGCATCGTCGATGCACGACCGCGGCGCCTGCGCTGACTTGCAGACGCGTTATCCTGCGAGCCGATATCCGACGACTGTACGGCCGTCGGTGCCGGGTCTACTTTCGGCGGGGGTGTATAACTCACACTGCCGCCTCCTCCGCTGCACATAGGATCACCTCCTTTCGGTATCTTGATTCCGGGCATTGGTATTTCAAAATGGGTCATAGTCGGTGTTGCACATGGTATCTTGCCGCCCACTCTCAACACGGACGGGATATGCAAAAGTGAGGGCGAGCGCATCCGCCTTGTTGGGCGATGCGAGCCCGCGCTTTTTCATATCCTCTTTGCTTTCAAGCTGCAGCTTCCCGCTCCGGTTCATAAACGCTTCGGGGCCTGCGAGGTCGTCGCGGAGCTGTGCATCATCCGGCAGAGCGCCGATGGTCTTAATCCAGTCTTTCATCTCTGACCACATTTCCGCGCGCTTGTTGGCGTAGTAGGGGTCACGCGGTTTCGCGGCAAAAGATACGAGGTTCCATGTCCGCCTCATGTTGCGGCCGACGGAATAAATGCCGGTGCCGTAGCCCTGATCGATATTGACTGCTGCGGCACGGTATTGGTCCTCGAAATACGCGATGATCTCCGCCATGTGGACGTCATCATCGTTTTTCTGGTAGGTCGCGAGATGCTTGCACATGGATCCTTGCCGAAGGAATATCTCGAGGCTGTCCTCTCCGGTCCATGCAGGGTCAACGCCAATAATGACGGGGGCAAAGTCAAATTCATGCTTGTGGATAATGCGCTTTGTCGCCTCTTCTATGAGCGCGCCCGAGATGAACTGCAGTTCCGAGGCCGACGGGAATTCGCCGCGAACGCGGACTTTGAAGAAGTCGCTGTCCTCTCCTCTGGTCTCCTGCCATTCGGCAATGAGATCTTTGTTGCTGATGGCAACGTCGCGGCTGTCGATTTTTCTGGTTTTCCAGAGTGCGCGGTCACGGTGAAAGCAATCGTAGAAGCGGCCGCTGGTACGGGTCGGATTGCCGAACGCGCACCAGATGATCTCTGTGTCCGCGTCCGTCATCGCACCCTCTGCGACTTCCCAGATGATGTTTGCGATTGCGGATGCTTCGTCAAAGACAAGGAGAATGCGGTTCCCCTGATTGTGCAGACCGGCGAATGATTCGCTGTGATGCTCGTTCCATGGGATTGCGTCAATCCGCCATGTCTTTTCATGGCCGGGTGTGTTGGAGAAAATCGCGGTGGCCGTATAAGTGAACATGTGCTTTGCGATAAAGCACTCATACCATTTGGACAGCTCCGCCCATGTCTTGCTTTTGAGCTGCGTGTCCGTATTGGCCGTGATGATGCCGCGGGTATCTTCATGCGTTGAGATTGCCCAGAGGATGATCCATGCAACGAGCGCAGATTTTCCGATGCCGTGCCCGGATGCAATTGCTTCGCGGATGACTTTGCCGGGGGTCTTGAGCCCGTCGCGGATATCTGCGAGAAGGTCCAGCTGCCAGTCCTGCGGCTGCTGGCCTTCGAGCTTATCCGCGCCCCACGGGAACGCGCCATGTACGAATGCCACGGGGTCATAGGCGAGTTCGGCGAGGAAATCAATCATGCTCTGCTGCGTTGTCTGCTGCATTTTTGATCCGTTCCCTTGCCTCTTTGAGGGCCTGCGCTGCGTTTACGGTGATCTCTCCGCTGATTTTGGTTTCCTGCCGGTCGGCGTATACGTCGGGCTTTGCGCCTTTGAGCAGGAGGATGAGGAGTGCATCGCTCTTTTTCCGGTAGCTGCCGACCCGCTTGCCCTTGTAGTAGATGCCGCATTCGTCGCCTTCGACGGCGCGGCGGCGGGCTTCTTCTTCGAGGAGGTCGCCCGCCATTTCTTTGGCCTGCGCGAATCCTTTTTTGTATTCCGGATCTTCTTTGATCCAGTTGTAGTGCGTTTGCCGCGTGATGCCGCACGCCTCCGCCGCAGCTCCGATGGTTCCCTCCGCGATATAAGTATTTAAGAATCTATTTTTTTGCTTGCTGTTTACGAATCTGTAAACTTGCTTTGCCATTTCCAGCGTCCTCCTTTCCCTTGCGCTGTCTGCGTTTACGGCTGTTTTTGTCCGCGGTCATTTTTCGGTGATTCCATGTGTAAAATGACCGCGCCATTTTTCGGTGCGATTTTTCCGCCCGTTTTTGGGCAAAAGAAAAAAGCCATATGCAATCTGCACATGACTTTCACTGTATTTATTTTATCACGTATTTTCGGACTTTTTTCCCGGAAAGTTTTAATTCTGTCTTTCCGCTCCGCTCTAAGGATTGCGGGATTATTGCGTTTTCTTTTTGCGTTTTTTTCTAATCTTGCGCGCTAAAATACACGCATGAGCCCCATCTGACAGGCACACGCGAGGGCGTATGATCGGATATGACGCAACGTCTCGTAGTACGTATTTTTGCTGATATAGAGTTCACGGCATATCTTGTGATAGCCATGCCGCTTGAGATATTTCCGGATATAGATTTGCTCTGCAAGAGATCCGCGGATACTGCTGCGCACTTCGCTCTCGACGCGCGCCCAGTTTTCGAGCTCTGCTTTATACTTTCCGTCTACTTCCAGCAGATCATCATTTCGGATCGCCGTCCGCTCCGTCGGATTTCTTCCGCCGGCCGGATCGTATCGTTTTCGTCGACGCTCCATTCGTGTCACCGCATAGAGCATTTGATCGATGCGGTTGTAGATTTTTTTGTCCATGCCCTCTCCCGGTTTCGATTTTTTCGAAATATGCGATGGTCAGCGGATATCCCTCCGCCGTGTAAGTGCTGTAAGACAGATCTTTGATCAGGCGATATCCCTTCGGCGGATCGATTTCCGTCTTGTAGGCCTCCGACCGCGTCACCTTTGTTTTTTTCGGGACGGTCCGCAGGAGATTCCGGCTTACTTGTATGCGTCCCGAGTGCGCCGCGACTTTCTCTTTCGTGAAATAGTCCGCCAACCGTTCCGCATCCCGCAGATGCCCGCCATAGAGTTTGACTTCTATGTTTCCGTGCGGCCATGCCTTTTTTATTTTTTCGAGCTCTGATTTCCCAAGCGCCGGCAGGAGAATGTGACCGTGTGGCCGACCGCTTCCCGTCAGATTCTCGAGTACGGATATATATCTCGCCGGCATTCCCGCCTTCTGGTAGATTGCGCGGATCCTGCGCTTGAATTTCTCGAATTCCTTTTGGATTGTTTCCGTGTCCGGAACCTCCCGGAACGTACAAGTGAGGTACCAGTCCCCCGCCTCGAAGTTATCCACAAGGAGACGGGATAACTTTTCCGCACGGAGACGGCGATTCACTTCCAGCTGCGTCTGCTTTGTGACATTTTGCCGTTTTGCTCTTTTCTCACGGATCTCCGGACGGAGCGGCAGCGCTCTCTGAGAATAATATTTCTTTTCGATTCTGAACCTCTTGTTGTTTGATTCCCAGATCGATTTTAGGTAGGCCATCGCAGCTTTCCTCTCCGCACGTATATTTATGTTGCTTTATGTCGCTATATTAATTCCTTTATCGAGCAGATAAGGGGATAGGGTATCCCCTTCGATTTGAGAACACACGTATTTATATTTTCTCAGCGAACCCCGCCGAGAACTCTGCTCGATAAAAAGCTTCTATATAATATAGAAGGAAATATTTTTCATTCGTCTTTTTGGGAAAGCCAAACACAGATACAACAGAAGAACAACAAGAGGATATACACCCCGCAAATGGCAGGTGCAATAAAAGTCAGCAAGCCAATCAGCAAGCCAATCACCAAGTAACCGAGAACCACAATGAGCGGCAGCGCAAGGATGCATCCGATCGTTATAAGGATCTTTTTTATTGTTTTCATTTCTGCTTCAGCTCCTCGTCCAGTTCGATAATGATCCGTTTGAGCTGACAATTCTCAGCACAGAGCCGTTCGATGTCTCGCTTTTGTATCTCGATGCGATTGGTGAGTTTTCGGAGCCCAATATACAGATCATCAATCGCCGCGACACGAGATTCGAATTCATCTTCCAACGTGTATAAAACGCTATGTATAATCGGATCCATCGACGCCTTTATCTTTTCGATATCATATGGCGTTCTCATTTCTGTATCCCCTCTTCCATATAATGAAGGAAACTGTTCACTTGATTGTCTCAGTTACTTCATCATCCTGATACGGTTCTCCCGATGGCCACTCAACCCCCTCAGAGGGTCTGCACATACACGGACCTTCTTTTTCTTTCAGCATCCTCAACTCTTCGTCCAGTGCAATAATGATCTTTTTGAGCTCGCGGTTATCATAGGAGAGCTGCGCTATATTGCGCTTCAATATGCCGATTTTGTCGATCACTGGATTTATTTCATCATGCAGCTCACCGATTGCCTTCATAAGCGCACCAAAATCCACCATCGGTTGATACAGGCACTCATTCAAAATCGGGCGATCCAGTGACGCTTTTATTTCATTGATATTATAGGACGGGTTCATTTTTATGCCTCCTCTTCATGATAGCCGCGCATCCGGTTCTTCTGGTTTACACGGCGCTGCCACTCATCGCGCTCCTCCTCATCACATCCCAGCGCGTCAAGCCATGACGTGCAGAGGGTGATAACGTCTGTGATCTCCATGATCAACCTTTTCTTTACATCCACCAATCCATAGTTATCATGGTCTACTGTCCCATCTTCATCTGCATTCTCTTTGAGAATCGCCGCCTCCTGGAGGACCTCATTCGTCTCCTCCGACAGCTTCGCCATCCACGCCACCGTAGATGCGCCACGGAATTTCTTACACGGAATCGGTTTAATCATTTTGCTTTTCCTCCTCTTATCCGTAGAGCTCATCTCTCATCTCATCAATCAAATCCGCCACATCCTCCCTGCTCATATTCTCAATCGGGTAATCCTCAAAGTCATACCCGAGCTCTGCCATCAGCGCCTTCAATCGCTGTATCTGCTCATTTGTCGGCTGTTCCATTTTTGTGATCCTGATTATTTTCATTTCTAACTCACCTTCTCTATAATCCGCCTTATCACATAATCCGCGCACGGCTGCGCCATGCCGTTCCCGAGTGCCTTGTAGCGGGCTGTGTCGCTCCCGCCCTCAGTGTAACCGTCAGGAAGCCCCTGCAATCTCTCGCATTCGGTTGGTGTAAGCTTATATATCCTCCCATCCTGCAACACTATTGGGACGTTATGCCCTCCGGTCCCCATTCTCGCTGTAAGTGTCGGGACATTTCCGTCTTTGATTGGTCGGATTACATCGTCTCTGTGTTGGATGTCATACAAAGCGATTCGAGCGCAATCCGCAGTTCCTCGGGAAGCTCCTTCCCCCGCTCCTTTGCTCTCCGCAGGATTCCAAGACATGCCCTCGCGCTCAAATAGTATTTCTCCGGCACATCTTCCATCGGCTGCAAAATCCGCGACAAGGAAGATTCTTCGGCGACGTTGGGGTACTCCGAAGTATTGTGCGTCGAGGACGCGCCATGCGATTTGACACTCTCGCAGTTCTGCCAGTCCTGCGTTTGCCCATTTCCCATTTGGAGGCATTGGAATTTCGGTCTGTCCGATTTCTTCAAGCACGGCTCGAAAGTCCATGCCTTTGTTGCTGCTGAATGCGCCAGGGACGTTCTCCCAAACGAAATAGCGCGGGTATCTCCCCCCCGTGGACGTTCGCATTCTCCGAACAATGTCAACTGCTGTGCGGAATAAGCCGCTACGTTCACCATCTAGCCCCTTTCTTTTTCCTGCGATGGATAGGTCTTGACACGGACTGCCCGCGCAGATAATATCCACAGGCACCATCTCGTCGGGGTCAATCTTCGTAATGTCCCCGAGCTGCTTTACGTCGGGAAAATGCCGCGCCGTCACAGAGCACGGGAACGGCTCGATCTCACTCGCCCATATAGGCGTAACCCCTGCATGACGTGCCGCCAGCAACCACCCGCCTATTCCGTCAAACAGACTGCCAATCGTCATGATCTATTCATACCCCGCCATCCTCAATGACATTTCCATCTTCATCCTTGATTTCAAAGTCAAGGCTCTGCTGCGCCCGGTCCCCATTGATGTACCGCCATGCCTCCTCTTCCAGATTTTCCAGAGCACGCATGAGCCCATTGCTCATGCAAAAATCGGATTCTTTATCCGCATTCGGCCGTGCCGGCGTATTGAGAATAAGCGGAGATTTACTCGTATAGAGTTCCTTCAGCGCCGTTATCGTCAGATACTTTGTCTTCTCGTCCTTATAACTTTCGGTAATCCCCGAAACCCTAATCCGCTTCTCGTCGTCCGGATGCAGCTCGCAGATCTCCACCACAAAAGACGCCAACGCCTGCAAGCATAGCTTCAGTTCCTCCCGCGGCACATCTTCGCAGATCAGCGTGTACGCATCATAGCTCTGCGTGGATTCTTGCCACGTCTCCCAGCCGAACGTATACACGCCCTTCTTGACCTTGATTTTTGTGATCCTGTGTTTCATTTTCCTGCTCCTTTAGCGGCTCACCGCCTCGAGAATCTGATACAGCAAATACACAATGATAATCAGTAATATCATCTGCATTTCTAATTCACCTCCTCAAAGTTGATTTCCATCCCCGCTCCTGCGACGGTCAATAGCAAGTGTGAATTTCGCACACGCCTTGCCGCTCTGCGTGTACTTCACATTCGGGTCTCGCGTGAGCCGTCCGATTCCTACCCAGTGATTCATTTGGATTCCTCCTCTACGGGCTTTCCTGTTTGCAGATCATAGAGAACATCTTTTTTTCCTGTCGGAACATAAATCCAATTTTTTATCCCATGCTCCTTAGCCCATTTCACAAGTGCATCTGTCAGTGCATCGTACAAAGATTCTCGTGCTTCATCCGGAACAACCTCGTCATATTCCCCGTAGTAGCCAGTACACGCAATATCTACCGCACATTGTAGATTTTTTATAACACGGTCATACCAAACAGCCGGTACATATTCTTCGTCCTCACCGATATACACCTTCTCTTCCGCCGAATAACGCTTTCTCGCGTCTGCAAGAGCTTCCTCAACACTCTCAAATCCTTTGCTATACCCATCATCCCGAAAGTGAATATACCGATATATCTTACTCATGATCTCCACTCCTTCATCTCGTTTTTCACGTAGATAAGTGTCACATATCCCACTTTTTGTTGATATTCGATGCTTTCAACCGCATTTTTGCGTTTGTAGTTGTTATTCCTCCGGAAATTTCATAAACACCATCCAGATTGTCTTGCCCCTCCGATTCCCGAACAGTGGCCGCACAGGAAGAAGTTTCAGAACGTCCGCCGTGCTGATCTGATCTTCGCTCCACTTGAAGATCAGCACACCGTACGGATGCAAGACACGCATGCACTCCTCGAATCCTCTGCGCAAATCATCCTGCCATGTGCTTTCGAGCACACCGTACTTGATGCCGAGCCATGAACTCTTTCCGGCTCTGCACAGGTGCGGCGGGTCGAATACGACAAGTCGGAAACTCTCGTCAGGAAATGGAATCTCTCGAAAGTCCGCGATCAGATCGGGCTTGACCTCGAATCGGCGCCCATCACATAGCGTCTTTGCAAAGCTGCGATTGTCCATAAACACGGCTGCCGGATGCTCGCGGTCAAACCAGAACATCCGAGAGCCGCAGCATGCGTCAAGAATTTGCTTGTCCACTACTCTTACTCCTCTTCCAACGGCAGCCATATCGTGCACGCACACGATATGGTCCGACGGGAGTTGCAGCACGCATCAAAGGTCTATATCATTTCCCGCCCTTTCCGTATTCTTCTCAAGTTCCGCTCACCACATGCGACTGCCGGAACTCCGGCAGGATCGACAGCTCGCCCGCACTCGTATAATAGCGCACCAGCATTCCCTGCTCCTGCGCCGCTTTCAGCTCCGCCATACACCCGCGGCTCTCCTTATAGTTGCCGCTCATAATGACACTATCGCAGGCGATCAGCATCTCGATGCAATACTCCATCACCTGCTCATACGGCATATCCGCAAGCGGATCAAACGCCGCAAGCGGATTGAGAAACAGAATATCCGGATGCAGCTCCTGCAGCTTCCGGTGTATCTCCGCCGCCTCTGCCTTGTTCTTTTCCTCATCCCCCGTATAGGGATGCGAGAGATAGTACCATTTCACGATGCAGCCACCTCAATTTATCCAACGAATCACAGGATCCCCCTTGAACCCCTTCTCCCACACATACCACGCATAGGCTATCGCACTCCCCGAATGCTCCTTGAATTGCCCATTGAATCCGCACATGAGACGCCCCGAACTCACATAGACCTTACGCGGTGGATATTTCTGAAAGAACGACTTGCGCTTCTTGCTCTCCATGAAAGTCAATTTAAGGAACATCGCCACTTTTTGATACTTCGCGACAACCTCAAGCGCCTTTTCTGCGAACTCCGTAGCATACTTATACGGAGGGTTCGTGATGATGTCATAGGGAAAGTGCACAATAGGCGCATCACAAGTAAGAAAATCTATCACGCCTTCACCATATCCACGATCAATTAGGTCCGTACTGATAACCTTATACCCATGATCTGTCAACACCTTAGAGATATGCCCCTCACCGCAGGCAGGTTCCCAGATGGTCGACTCAAATTGTTCTTGCTCAAGCAGAAGTTCGACTGCGCGCGGTTCCGTGGCATAATAGTCATATTCTGCACGCTCGTATGTCGCATGCCCTTCTGCTCCGAACGTCACAAACGCCGCCTGACTGTTTCCCGTCCAATCTCTCTTTGCATTCTCTTCTTTTTTCATCGGCTCAGTTCCACCCCATCTTTCCGCGCCGAATCTCCATGGATCCGCCGAAACTCCTGGAATCCAATCAGCCGAATCAACTTCTCCGCCGCTTCGTGGATATCCATCGCCGCCATCCGTCCATTCGCTATAATCTCAACCTCTTTCTCTTCTCCCGCGACTTCCGCAATGATATACGTTCGCCATTCCGTCCGGATCACTGATTCAAACTGATATGTCGTGACCGCGATCTTCACGCCGTCCCGCGGCGTGAACGTTGTCCGCCGCAGATTCCGCGTTCCTATATTCAGCATCTTTTGCTTCATTGTCCTACCTTTGCATTTTCCTTCTGTACGTGCTACAATGAGCACATATCATCTTTTCCTTCTGCGCTCAGAGCGGTTGCCGCCGCTCCGGGCGCTTTTTCTTTACTCAAAATCTTTTCCAGCTCCATGAACACCTTTTCTATTCCTTCTTGTGGGACTTCTTTGTCGCACATCACCTGACGTGCAATTCCATCCAAAACCGCCGAAGCAGTCATAAGGCGGGCAACTTCTAACTTCGCATCATCCGTCTGTTTTGCCCGTTCGGTGATGATGTTAATCGCCGTAGGAATGATGTCATCTACACAACCTCGCGTAGCAATCCCACAAGAATCATCCAAATCTGCTACACAAATATATAACTCGCACGCATCGAAGGCCCCGACAGCCTTTTCAAAATCTTCCATTGTCATTTCTGCTCCTCCTTTTCAAGCGCCCACGCTTGATCTACCTTCACTTGTTCCGGGATATCAACCCGGAGCGAAAAACTATCCCAAAGGCTACGTAAAATTTCTGCTTTTTCGATCACATACTCGCGCGCTTCTTCTACGTTTGGAAACGTCACCGTCTCTTCTTCAAAGACCATTCCCATCGCGGTTTCTTCGATCTCTACCTTTGTTCCGCCAGCCCACCAATATGACCGCTGGGTCACCCGCGTTTCTCCGGGGGTTAACAGAAAGAGGCTTTTCGTCCCTTCCACAGCCTCTTTCACTTTGCCCTTTATTTGATATCCTTGTATCCACTCTTTCATTTCTTCTCCTCCTCATTCTTTACCCAGTACGTCAGTGTCAACTGATCTCCCGGGTAGATCATCCCTTTTCTGTCGAGGAGCCACGGATTCAGCTCCTCCATCCCCGATTTGTATTCGAGGATGTAGCGTTTTGTACCCGTGTTTTTTGCCGTGTACTCCTCCGCAATGCCCCAGAGCGTATCTCCGGGGCGCACGGTGTAGACCTCCTTAACGAGCACCGCCCCGCCATCATCCCAGGGGTTACACGCCCCAGAACAGAGGGCTGCGGCCGCAAGAAATGCACCGCCGATAAAGGCACTCTTCGCAAATTCCCTAATCTTCATTTCCTCCATCTCCCTTCTTGTCAAATTCCGTCGCCAGCTTTGTCAGCACGGCAGCGGCATCTGTAATCGCCACCTTTGTATCGTCCATCTGCCTCGCAACACGGATCACCTGTGCGATCGAAAGCAGATGTAGGATCACGACATGGCCCTTTCCCATGAACCATGTACCATTCCCATCATCAACAACCACCAAGAGTTCCTTGCTCAGCTTGCCAATTCCCCAGACAAGGAACTCAATCATCTTTCTTCTCATGTTCTTTCCTCCTATTTCACGAGACCAATCACCTTGCGCGGCCGACCGCGCTTTCCTCCGGCCGGCAGCTTTCGCGCCGCATCCGCCGTTATCTCTGCGCGTTTGAGATTGCGCCCGCATGCTGCCGCATCCGACAGCCATTCCAGCAGCGACAGCCGCGGGATTTTGAGCGATTTCCCCACCGTAAACACCGGGAAATCTCCCGGGCCATGCAGCGCATGATGCGCCAACGCCCGGATCACATCGCGCCCGATTCCCGTCAGCGCCGCCGCCTCCTCCACTGTCAGCACCGCCTTTTCCCAGATTGGGACAGTCAGCTGCGCCGTTTCCATATCCTCACCTCAATCCGATTCCATAAGGTATCACGGCATAATTTGCCAGCTCACTTTGCACTCTCCCAAGAACATCCATTGCCTCGGAATATGTGAGACCGTGGAGCATCTTCCTGATTTCCTCTTCTTTCTTTCTCCTTTTCTCATACTTACGCAAAACCGCTTCATCAAATCCCGTTTCCACCTCTGTCACCTCCCTCCATGTTTTTCTAAATAGATCCGCAGCGCGTACCCGACTGCTGAGACCTTACTCGCCGCCTCTACGATTTCAAGGAGTGACGGCACCTCCTCCGGCGACAGCTTTCCGTCCTCTGCAATGGCAAGCAGCATTTCCCCTTTGCCGCGCATCCCCTCGACCGCATGGAGGAATCGGACGCACAGCCGATCCAGTTCGTAGAGATCGGCCACCGGCACCATCCTCCGCCCGATAGGACAGCTGTGTGTGCAATGATAGTTGCACAGCTCCGGCGCATGATACTCATCCGCCATGAGCATCACTTCCTCCGGATACGGATCCTGTGTTCCGATCTCGATGCGCTGCAAGCGTTTGCGGTCGATCCCCGTCCGCTCGCTCGCCATATCGCGACTTCCCAGCACCTCATTCCCTTTTGCCGCTTCCATACGGGCCAAATAGTACCTATTGGCCGCTGTCGACGGTGACAGATTGGACATTTTCTTTCCTCCCCTCTCGCGGTAGGATTGACACAAGAACAATTCTATCCAGCGTCCGCGTTTGACAACGTTTCGTTGTCGAATAAGTCAAAAAAAATTCGCTCCATCGAGATACCGCTATCAACCTCAATACGTTTCATAATCGATACCTTTGGATTTCGTTTCCCCTTTTCCCATGCATCCCAAGCCTGCTGCGTTACATTGTACTTTTTAGCCATATATTCCTGTGTTCGATTCCCACGGTATTCAATAAGCTTTTCTCGCCTCATTAATACTCCCTCCTTTGTTGTCGATTAACAACTTCTTGTTGTCTTTCTTCAATCTATCATTTTCGTTGTTATTTGTCAACAACAAAATTGATAATTTATTATTACAACTTTATGTTGTAATATAAGAGAGGAGGTGTCATAATGTTATGGGATAGACTAAAATCCTTGCGGGCAACTCATGGCATAAGTCAAGCTGATCTTGCTAAAAAACTAGGTGTAACTCAGCAAGCAGTCGGTAGATGGGAACGTGAGCAAACATCTCCTGACTATTTTATGTTAAAAAAGTTATCTCAATTCTTTGGAGTCTCCATTGACTATCTTTTAAGTAACGATGATAACGATTCGCCCATAATGGTCCACGAATCCATCGCGCCCTACGGGAAATCCACAAAGCAGGAATCTGACTTAGATATCCTACTCGAGCGCGGCGGATATCTCACATATAGCGACAAACCGCTGACGGAACAGCAAAAACAAATCCTTCGGGAATTTGTGAAGGTATTGGTCAAGGAGGAATCATCAGATGCGGAGGCTCCTGCCAACCGTAATTGACGTTATTCGCGCGCACGAAAGCAATAACCCGGAGACCATCCTCCGGGCAATGCATGTCAAGATTTATCCGCACAACATCATCTTTCTGCCGGATGCGTTCTATGTCCGTCTCGGACAGATGCAGAGCATTTCCATCAAGACTAGCCTCTCGGAGGATGCGCGGAACGTCGCCCTTGCGCACGAGCTCGGACACATTGTCCTCCGCCATCGACTGGATTCCTTTGTGCATGCAGATCGTTTATCCACCGCGCGGCGCGATGAAAAGGAGCTTGCGGCGAACAAGTTCGCCTTTCTCCTTCTTGCGCATACCTGTTTGCGCAACAACGTCCGGATGATCGACAGCATCCGCGGCGAGAAGCTATTATCCCTTGCCGACACCGCATCCCTGCTGAAACAGTTGGAGTGTGCGGCGTGTGTGTATGAGTGATGAGGTGCCGAATATGCAAGTTTTTGACAAGCAATCCTTTGAAAGCGAATACACCCATTTACAATTTTTCATGCTTTTTTTCTTTGGGGCTTTTGGCTTTCTCATTTATTGCCTTATAGTTTCAGACGTTACGATAGATACATTCTCTGTTATTTTTTTCTCCACATTCCTCGGCGTTTGTGGTTACCATTCCAGAATAAATCTCTGTTTGTCGTATATAAAAGCACTAGAAAATGCTATTGCATTTCAAAAAAAACGATATAGTGAGTTGGAAAACGCTCGGCAAGAGCAAGAAACAGCGGCCTCCGACATAGCCTATTTAAGAGATATATTTCCAAGTATTGATGCTACAATCGAAAAACATCACCAAAGAAAGCGGGAGTGGTGGCAGGAGCCCGAGAAAAAACCGCGAGAATATAGAACAATCGAATCTTACGAAAGTGAGATTCGCGACCTTGAAAGGCAAATTCGTCAATTAAAACATAAATTGAACCCATCTGAAGTAGAGTTCATTGAAAGACATTATTAACGACTGCTTTCAACACCACCACATCAAGTAAACGCACAGTTTTTCGCAAAAAACAAAAGTAATCACGCAGTTTTCTCGAAAAATCACAATGAGCTGTAAAGGAATCCTTTTTGCATAAAACGCAAATTGCTTTTGTGGAGCAAACGATATCTAAGTCCACAAATCAATCTTTTCATAGAGCAAATAATATCTAAGTCCACAGAATGATAAATCTGTGGACTTATTCTACGAAGGTGATCACCATGCCGACAAAAAGAAAAGACGGACGCTACCAATCCAGCGTCACCGTCGAGAACCCCATCACCGGGGAAAAAGTCAAACGCTATATCTATGCATACAGCTTGCGGGAACTCGAAGTTGAGCGTCGTCGTGTCCTCGCCGCAAACATTTCCGACTTCTTGCAGCAGGAGACCTTTCACAATTTCGCGGAGGAATTTCTTGCCGCAAAGCGTGACATCGACAAGCTCGAGCGGTCGACCATCTCCACTTATCGCATGTTTTTTGATAACCATATCCTCCCCGCCATCCCCGAAAATATGTATATTGCAGACATAAAACCCGCGCTCATCAAAAAACTCCTCTCCCAGATCAAAGGTGACGGCAGCCGCAGAACCGTATATAGTCTCCTTGTCTCCATCTTTAAAGCCGCAAAATTCGAGCAGCTAATCGCAGTAAATCCAATGGACTTCGTGCGCAAATACAAAGATACGCGCAAGCAGGCCGGTATCGTCACCCCCGAAATTTATCATGCTCTGCTCTCGGCAATCACAGGATCACAGGCCGAATACCTATTTAAATTTGCATGGGATACCGGGCTTCGGCGCGGTGAGATCGTTGCGCTGCGCTGGTCTGACTTTGATCAGGATCGCTCTATTATCCATGTCACAAAATCACGTAAATACGCGCGTGGAGAATATGAAGGAATGCCGAAAACACAGAGCAGCATACGCAATGTTACGCTGACAACCGCCGCCGTCAAAAACCTCCTCGATTGGAAAAAGATTCTCGCGGAACAGCTCTTTGCAAAGGGGATTCGTCTATCTGATGCAGATTATATTTTCCGCTCCCTGAGAGATATCACAAAGCCTATGACGCTAGGCTCTCTATCGCACATTTTTTTCAATCTCAAGCGCCGCCTAAACCTTCCCGACAATTTGCGTTTTCATTCTTTCAGGCACACGCACGCTACATTACTCGCGGAGCAAGAGATCAGTGCAAAAAAAATTCAGGTGCGTCTCGGTCACGCCTCCGCTGCATTTACCATGGATCGCTATATCCACAACACAGATCGCATGCAGGACGGCATCGCCGAAAAGATCGACCACATCGGCGAAAAATATGGCCGATAAATATAGTCAGGCTGTCAAAAAAGCTGTCAAAAACAAATCCAGTAAAACAGCAGGTTTAATTGTTTTCTCTCAACCCGCTATTTTACTGGATATTTTAATTCATTCAGGATCTGATATTATCCCTATTCTGTTATTTTTAAATTA